CCAGCAACCTTCACCGTATCACCACAACCACCACCACAAGGAGTAGGCGCTGTGATTTGGGTAAATGCACCACGGGCTACATCAAGGATCATGGATAGTTGCTGTGTTGTGAGAGCGCTAAAGTCAATGGATAGAACTTCATTAACTAGGAATAGCTTAGTCTCAGCGTCTAGTACCATAGCCTTAGTTACTGATGTGTAGGGGTATAGATAACCTTCATTCCCACGGGTAATCTCTCTACCTGTGGTAGGGTTAAAACGCTTACCATTGTCTAGGATAAAGGACTTGTCATCACTCACCATTACCTTAGTAGTCTGTAAACCGTGAAGGTATTGATTACCATGAGTGTGAGAGTCTGCATAATAAACTACAGCACCAGCGTGGACTTCGGAAGGATGTAGTGGGTCAGTTTCAAATAGATTTGTCATTTAGATTCACGTGGTTGAGGCTTAGTTGGACAGTCTGGATAGCCGGGAACACAAGAATCATCCTTTGCGTCACAGCTAGCCAACAGCACAACTATGACGCAAAGGATGCTAAGTATTCTCATGGTCTCGGATTAGTTGTTTATCTAATCGCGTAGCATTAATTGAGTGTTGAGAGGTAAATCCTTACTCCAAGTGGTTAGCTTAGGTAGATTATTTATAGCTCCCGTTTGACTACCACACTAAACTGTTAGCGCATGGTGTTGACGGATTGCGAACCTCATTATCCTAAACGTCTACAGTAGTATCAAAGTCAGCGCCATCATCTACAGCAGCAGATAGCATTACGGGTGCATTACCCTTAAGTGCATGGTACTGAGAGATAGCAGCAGCATCAATAGTTGCATTACCACTAATGGGAACTAGACTACCATCGTAAGCTTGTTCACCAATCTTAGATACAACATCCCTGCCTTCGCCTTCAATCCAAGCTGCTACCTTCTTCATGTATTCCTTAGTAGCCTTGTCAACCTTAGCGTCATCAACAATAGCAAACTCTAAAGTGTCAATACCCTTACGAGTTTTTGTTTCGTACTTAGCTGGCTTGAATGTGGTGACAACTTCATAGAGAGCTTTACCAGAGTTCTGAACTACTGCCATGTGCTTCTCAAAGTTCTGTTGAGCCTTTGTGACAAGGTACGTTGCGATGAGGTTACCAACTGGGAGAAACTCATGCTTGTTCTTAGCAGTGGGAAGGACAATCCAATACAATACCCAAATCTTCTCAGTGATGGGAGTTACTTCTTTGGTCTGTTCATCTTCTCTAGTACGAAGTTCACCATAGAAGTGAGAGAGTCCTACGACAGCCGCATCAGGCATGATAGGATTCTCGTTCTCATCACGAATAAATCCATCAGCTTGAAAAGCAAAACATCTTTCCTTATTGTTATAACGCAAAGGAAATGGTGGTACTGATACCTTAATGTCACCAGTGCTGGGCTTGGTAAATACAATGGTCATACTGTTACTGTTAAGTTAGTTGAACTGGAAACTGATGTTATACACCAGACTCATTGGCGTTGCTATTGTATAACACCACAATGGCTTATAAGCATCCCTTTGCGTAGCACAAGCGCCATAGCACGGTCTGTCGCCGCGAGCTAGCTCAGACTCTGGTGATAACTGCGAGGTACGCAAAGGACGCACGGCTTAACGTTAAGCATTCCCTAGCGTAGCGCTTTGGGAGATGATGTTACGAGAAAGGGAGAACTCTAATCTGTCCTCTGCTGAATTGAGTTTCAATCCCTAAAAGGGTTTTAGAGGCTTTGAATCCCTATCCCCTAACGTAGTAGCCATGACTCTTATCGAACTACTGTTAAGTAGATGCGCTTGTGGGGCATTGACGGCACACTCGTTATGAGGACTATACATTAGAGGATAAGGATGTGGTGTGAGACGGAGAGCAAAGGAGTAGGCTGACTAAGTTGTCCTCATAGAGGCTTACCCAACCTTTCAACCCTTTGCGAAGAAACTAGGAGTTGAGTAAGGCAATCCTATCTTCTTCCCCTAGTAGCGTAGCGTCCTTGAGGGGAGAGCGCTAGAAGGTTAGCCTTTAGGCAGAGTCATTCTATAACAGTAGTCACAAGTTCTTGGGTAACGATTCTGTATTGTACGATAGGATCTCTTTTCTTTAAAGAAGCCAGTTGGTCTCTGGCAAACTCTAATGATAGATGCTCACTTTCGTGACTCCATGAGTCGCCCCAATGTTCACCTCTGTTCTTAGGATTACCTTGAATAATGTATTTCATGGCTTAACCTTTGGGTAAAGACTTTGGATTCTGTGAGCGCCTAACTCTTATGTGTTTGCCTTGAGTAAAGTTAAAGTACTTGTGCACTTCTGGTTTATCTTGGTTAGCTTTGACGTATGCACTGTCATAGGAATATTCCACTATCACCTTCTTCTTAAAGATGTGTGGATACTCTGCACATAGACGCTCCATTTCTTCAGAGTCAGAAATATCAAATAGTGGTTGAGCTTTAACAGGATTGTTCTGAATACACAATGACTCAGCACTACCTTCTAATCGGTTAGGGATTTCGCCAACTTCATAGAGTTCAAGGATGGACTCATTAACGAAGGACAAAGCACCAGCCATTTGAGTAGAGAACTCTCGATAGGCTTCTGCTCGCTCATTGTAGAATACGCTATTTGCTTCTAGCTTGTTTCTTAACTCAATGAGTAAGTCTACTCCTGCTTGGTTTTGTTCAAGGATAGAATGTATTTGATTAAGGAGTTGAGATTGGTCTGTATCTTCATCGCTTAGCAACTCTACCAACTCATCGGCTTGATGAATGGTAGAGCGTACTAGGGCTAGTTCATGGATGTATTGTGGCATTACCGTCATCTTTAAAGTTATCCCACCCCGTAGGGACTAGGTACGGATTGCTCCATACCTAATTACAGCACGTCTCTGCTAGGACATCATCACGGTCATAACAAGCCTTGCGTCCGAGTGCCACACGAGTCTAGGAATCGTTCGGACTAAAGATGACATCGGCTTGATTTAATTAACCTACACCTGATAACAGGGCTTCAACTGGGATGTTTGGTAGCTCTACAGTGGACTTAGTGATAGCACTGAACTGAGTGCTTAGGTCTTGAACCTTCTCAATAGGGCTATCATGCATTGGGAGCTTAAATACAATGCATAGGTTCTCTGCATAATCAACAGCATTCTTAGCAGCATCAGTTTGATAGTATTCACCAGAGTAAAATACTTTTGTCCCGTGATGGGGATGCTCTACTAGGTAGCAGTACTTTTGTTCTTCAGTCATTACTTTAATCTCATAAGTTCTATCCCCTAGCGTAGCGCTTTGAGGATAGATACTTGAAGGTTAGGGTGAGTTGATAGCGCGTAGGTTAATGGCATCTACAGCCAATGCTATAGCCCTGTGGTAGATAGGTTCTAGATAGTCCTTACCTTCCATGATTCCTTGCTTGAGATAGCAAATCATGTCTACTATCTCTTCAATAGCATCAGTCTCGCAATCACGACCATTGAAAGCCTGTAGATAAGTACCGTACTCTGCTAGTCCAATCTTCTTCCTATCATCAATCTCCTTAGCTAGAAGATGATTACCAGTTGTGTAGGTAATTAGGTCAATGATTACCAAGTCATGGATAGGTGTGGTAGTTCTTTTAATAGGCGCTGGTTGCGGTGTATAGCCTGTATCAATAGCTTCAGTTGGTTTCATCTTCTCTTTCCTCTACTTGTTGTTTGTAGTACTTCCAATCCATTCTGATTTTTCCTAATAAAGTTCCAGCCAGCAGCAATGGACTTTACTTTATTAGTAGCAAAGTCTCTGATGTCAAAGGTCTTATCCTTTAACTCAGTAACAGTTCTATTATCTCGCGTAGCCCATACCTTAACCTTATCGCCGTCTAATTCCCATAGGATAGAGTGCGCTGGCTTACGTGGTAGTTGATTAGATAGACCTATGGCTAACATCATTTGATGTTTGCATATGGGACTGTACTCAATACCTTCATTGAGTAACCATTCACTAAGGGATACTTGCTCAGTCCAACTACCGCAAGTGCATGAGGTTTGACAAGTGATGTACTCCTTAGCTATGGATTGACAAAGGTATATGTTCTTAGCATGAGTCTCAGTGAATTGATACTGTTGCTGCCAACCCATGGGTAAGCGAGTACGAAACTCTATGTGTGCTGAGAGTAAAGCACCCAAGGTCATTACACCCCCTGCTCGTTTAACATTGGTAGGTGTAGTCAGTAGAGGGTGTAGTTCAGTCATCACTTCCACTCCCTACGGCTATCATATACAGTCAATGCAATCACAGCTAACCCTAGTGGTGGATTAAAGGGAATTAGGATTACTCCTACGGTTAACGCAATTTTGTGTCCTTGTGTCATTACTTTAATACTTCCTTATTCCATTAATATCTATCCCCTAGCGTAGCTAGAGATAGACTTGTTTCCAGTATTCGGACTCAAAGGGATGCCTGCGGCGCTGGACTCACTTCACAGAACTCGCTAGTAAAGACGCTACGCTATTGGGAAAAAAAGGGAGCTATCCTCACAGAACACTCCCATAAAGTCACTACGTTATGGAGTGGGCTTTAGATAGCCACACCCCTATAACATTAGAACACTTCGTTATCAGCGCCAAAGACCTTGACCTTAACTGGCTCACTACGAACACCAGTCTGAGCTAAGATGCCCTGAAGAAAGTCGTGAGCGCCACCAACAAACACTGTTGTATAGATCTTGCCTTTAGAGCCACTAATACTTAGAGAGCCAGTAGCAAAGATGTGTTGCCCTGCTAAGTAAGGGAATAAGCTAGAAGACTTGCCCTTGCCATTCTCATCAGCATTAGCACTGATGTTGAAGAACACGCTCTCTGACTGAGTGTAGCTACCATCTTCTAACTTTTTAGAGCCAGTCTTTTCAACTGCAAACTTCATGCGATGTACGCTTTGACCATTGCGGTTAGGCTTAGAAGCATAGACCTCAAACAAAGGAGTACCATCTTTCTTAGTAGCTGGTAGAGCTTTACCAAAGAGAGTTACCTTGTTAAAATGTTTGTGCGCTGTGTGCTGATAGACATTGTGTGCGCGAATCTTGATGTATGGATGATAGACATTGTAATCACC